CGTCGTTTTGATGAAAAGCGGCCAGGGTGGCGGCTCAGAGGCGATGATCAACGTCCTGTTATGGATGTTGATCCACTTCGCCGGCCCGATTTTATATTTGATATCGAAGGACGAGTTAGCAAAAGAATTCAGCAGGGAGAGATTCGGGCACGCGAACAAGACCTGTGGGCCGGTTGCGGCGAAGCACCTCGACGAGATCGGGGCCGACCTCCTGCTGGTGAAGCGCTACGCCGACGCGGTCCTGCGTATCCAGGGCGGGCGCTCGATCCTGAACCTGCAATCGCTCCCTTACAAGATCGTCTTCGTGGACGAGGTCGACTCGCTCCAGGACGAGGTAGAAGGCCAAGGAGATCCAATGAAAATCGCGGAGATTAGGACGGACGCCCAGTTGGGCGACACCCTCATCGTCGCGTTTGCTCACCCGACCACAAAGGACCGCGGGGCCGGCAAGCTCTACTACGGGCAGAGCGACCAGCGGAGGGGCTTTGTCGACTGTTTCCACTGCGGGTCGGAGTTCTGGCTCCAATGGGACGACGTCCAGGTATTCCCTCGAGCGGGGCAGGCTCCTGCACAGGCTGCCCTGGACCCAAGCTGCTACCTCTACGTGGCGACCTGCTGCGGCTCGGTGATTTCAGACGCCCAGCGGTTCGCAATGATTCGGAAGCGGTGCGACCAGCAGACGACGCTCGACCCCGAGACAGCCGAGCGGAAAAACTGGATAGGGCTCCATTTCTCGCAGCTCTACATGAGCAACAAGCCCATAGCGTTTCTCGCGGAGAAGTACATCGAGGGCCTCGACGACCCGGCAACGATGCGCGTGGTCGTGAACAAGCGCTGGGGAGAGACGTTCTCGCCACAGGTCGAGGAAACGGTCGAGGACGATTGGCGGGCTCTAAAGGGCGACTACCTTCTAGGAGAGGCCCCGAGCTGGGTTCGCTTCCTGACGGCCGGGCAGGATTCGAGGACGATAGAGCTTCACTGGTGCGTGTGGGGCTGGGGACTCAGGAGGAACACCGCCGGCCAAGCCGTTCTCTGCGGCGCCCTGGTCGACTACGGGGTCGTGAAACGCGCCCACACGCCGACGATCGAGCCCGAGGACCTCGCCGTAATGGACCAGCTCCTCTACGACCGGTCCTATCCGACCAAGGACGGGAGGTCGCTGCGGGTCGAGCAGGGATACCACGACGCGGGCTGGTGCCCGGTTGCCGTCTACGAATACTCGCGGATGCGGGACCGGGCCTACGCGACTCGTGGAGCAGCGACGGACTCGAACTCCACGACGCCGCCGGTCCGCTGGACGACCTTTCCAGGCTACGAATACGACGGGGTTGTTCAAGTCCGAGAAGCGGATGACGATTCTCAACACCTATCGGCTCAAGGGGACCTTGTTTGGTCTCGTGAAGCGGCGGGTCGAGCTCGAGGAGGGCGGCGGGGTCAAAGCGCGCCTCGAGCTGCCGCGGGACGTCGGTGACGAATGGATAAGCCAAGCAAGCTCGGAGCGACTCGTAAGTGACAAACGAAAACTGGTCTGGAAGAAAAAACGGGCAAACCACTGGAGCGACTGCAATGTCTACGCCTACTCAGCCGCAATCAACCTCGGGCCGCTCCAAGAAGGGCGGACGAAAGAAGAGCAAGAAGCAAAAGAGAAAGGAGAAGCCGAGCGAAACGCCAGAAAGCGCGCCTCCCGCTCAAAAGGAGTCGGAACCGGTCGCCGAGTCCGCAGGAAGTACTGAGCCAACCCCACGGGTCATCGGAATCGGCCGGGAGTGCATCAACTGCAAGTCGACCGACACCAAGATTCGATCGACGCGGCATCACCCTCGCTTCATACAGATCAGGCGGCGACACTGGGAGTGCAGGTCGTGCAGGATCACCTGGCGCGTAGACGGAGCCCGCCCGTAGCGTTCTAGGCTCTATAGGGGTACTTCCCGCGGAGACACCCCTACATGTGGTGGTGTATAGGGTATTCCTGGGGTGAATGGCGCTCGATTCCACGACGACACTCACGACAGCACTCGCGCAACTGAACAACAATCTTGCGTGGGACGGCAGCCCGACGAAGGCCGCCGAGGCCCTTGAGGCTGTCCGCTGGCTCTTGTTTAATAGGCCCCAGTATTCGATGGAGTCGGGGAGCCAGCTCAACTTTGAAAAGCTGGCCAAGCTCGAGACCTCGCTAGAGTCCTACGTCAACGCGACGAAGACCAACACCAGCCAGGCGCATTTTGTGCGCGGGCGGCCCATGTGACCTGGGCGCCAGCCTCGTCCGGCTACTACTACGGCGGCTATGGGGCGGCGCGCGTCGCTCGCCAGTCAGGCCGAGGCCTTCCCAGGGTAGGGAGCGGGGACGCGTTCCTCTCGGGTGACGGCGACCTCCTCGCCACCATGGGCGACGATTTCGACCGGTCGAACGGGATTTACGCCGGGATCGTCCGGGTGATGGTCGACGGAGTCCTGGGACCGACAGGCTTTACCCTCGCCCCCGAGACCGGCGACGACGAGCTCAATAAGCAGATCAAGGTCGACTGGGCCAAGTTCGCAAAGAGCCCAGAAGTGCGGGGGATCTTCACCTGGCGCGACTGCGAGCGCATTGCCTTGCGGGCAGTGGTCAATAACGGCGACCTGGGCGTCCTGAAGCTGCGCCAGAAGAAATTTCAATACGTCGAGGCCCACCGGATCACCGGCGGGAGAAGGTCGACCAAGGACACCCGGAACGGCGGGCGCGTAGACCGCGGCGTCGAAATGGACCGGTTTGACACCCCCAAGGCCTACTGGGTCGCTCCCTACGACAAGTGGGGCACGGTCACGAAGTCCAGGGCGCGACGGTTCAGGGCGTCTAGCTTTATTCACGTAGCCAACCGCAAGCGGTTCTCGCAGACCCGCGGCGTTGGGGCTCTCGTCGAGAATTACTCGATGATCAACCGCATCTCGGACGTCCTGGACGCCGAGGCGATCGCATGGCAGCTAATCTCCAAATTCGCCGTCGCGTTCACCACCGAGGGCGGGGCCGGAACCGGATTCAAAAAGTCCACCGCCGACGAGGACGGGCGCGGCTCGCCCCCTGACCTCGCGGACCGATACGTCGAGGCCGAAGAGGGGACATTCTTTTTCGGCAAGACCGGCGAGAAAATCGAGGGGATCAAGCGGAACCTTCCGAGCACCAATTTCGGCGAGTCCGTCAAGATGTACTTGAGGCTGATCGGGCTCCCCTTGGGGCTGCCGCTCGAGCTGATCCTCAACATTTGGAGCGAGGTCAACTACTCCAGCGCGCGCGCCGCGCTCGAGCAGGCCTGGGTAGCTTTCAAGGGCTGGCAGGCTCTGCTGAAAGAGCAGCATCACGGGCCGATCTACGAGACGTGGCTCTCGTGGCAAATCGCCGCCGGCCACTACGCTGGCGCCAGCATGGAGACGGTTTTCAATCACGCGTGGGACGCTCCCGAGTTCCCGTGGATCGACCAGCTCAAGGAAGCCGAGGCCTGGACCCTCCGCGTTGACGGCGGCCTGTCCCTCCACTCGGACGCCCTCAAGAGCTTGAACACGGACCGGGACTCCTGGCTTGTCCGCAAGGAGACCGAGGTCCGAGAGGCCCGCGAGATTGCCGAACGAATCAACAGCGACAACGAGGGCTGCACCCTCAGCCCGGTCGACTGGCACGCGTTCGCAGGAATGACCTCGCCGCCGGCCAGCTCCGCGATGTCGGGACCGTCCGAGACCAACGAAACACCCGACCCTCAGGGGAGCGAGAGCGCGCCGCCGGCAGACGAAGCTGAGGCTATCGCCGCCGTGCCTTCTCCCCAGGGCGATCGGATCAACGGACGAAACAGGCTTGCAGGCCTTAACGGGAACGGGACGGCGTCTGCCGGCGGCCTGGATATTGTGTCCAAGGCCATGGACCTACTGGCAAAGCGACCGGAACCGACCCCGGCGCCGCCAGTGGCCGTCCCGAATTTCACGTTCCACATCGAGCAGCCGGCCGCGCCAAACGTCAACATTGAGCCGGCGAGTGTCACCGTCGAGCCTTCTGTTGTCCACGCGCACCTCGAGCAGCCTTCTGTGGTGGTGAACGTGGAGCCGGCAGACGTCCAGGTCGACGTCCACGTTCCCGAGCAGCCAGCCCCGAACGTGAACGTCAGCGTTAGCCCGAAGGTCAAGCTGGAAATGCCACCCAGAAACCTCAAGGTCAAGCGCGACGCGAGCGGGAAGAT